TTACGCGCGCTTCAGATTTACGCTCCAGGAACAACGCCCGGACGTCAGCTTTCCATCGATCGTCGTCCCACCTTTTTCATGGTGCATAGCCATCCCCAGGAAGCTGATCGAGACCGTCTGTTGCCCGCCAATAGGGCGCGAGAACGTGCCTTCAAGCTTTGCGTCGGAAGACACTGTGCCATTAATGACCGTTGTCCCCTGAAAAGGGTCCAACGAAAACGTCTTCCGTCCTACCGTCATCAGTCCGTTTGTCCTATCGCCGCACCCGTCTTCGAGCGGCGTCACCGGACCGGCCCACCGTCCCTCCAGGCCGAACACGCCCATGACTTCCCCCGATTGCAGCAGGTCTGCAGCCTGGTTATTGCAGCCCGTCAGAGCCAGTAAGATCGTCGCTACGAAAAAAAGCTTAGACATCAGAAAAAATGCCTTGCCCAATCACCCCAGAATGGCGTAGTTTTAAAAGCATGATGGCTAGTTACGCACGGCGGGAACCCCCGCCGCGCATACTGCCACCTCGGAAATAGTACGGTCGACCACGGCTCCGCATGTCCTCGTCCCATTCGGAAGGGGCGCCACTGCGGGCAAGTGCTGTCTCGGGGGCCAGACCACGTGCCCTGACAGCAGTCGACCGTCATTACGGGCCCATACAACGTGTTTAAGCCACGACCAGAGTCAGCAGCCTGATCAATGCGGGAATGGCTGCTTGATATCCGGAATTCGGTCGCCGTTGACGACATCGACCAACGTGAAGAGGTTCGATCTGGACTGACCAAGTGGGCGGCACATGTTCTCAAACCGTCCGGCCAGGTTCCTGCCTTGCATCACCGCCGCCTCCTTGAGGAACTTGAGTCTGTTGCGCACGGCCGGGTCGACCGGTTGATGGTGCTGATGCCTCCCGGTTCCGCGAAATCGACCTATTCATCCATTATCTTTCCGGCTTGGTGGTTTGGGCTGCATCCGTCCAGTGCCGTCATTGCCGCATCGCACACAGCTGACCTTGCCGAACATTTTAGCCGCCAGGTGCGTGATCTGATTGTCGATCACGCACAGGAGTTGAACAACGGCCTGCGTGCTGGCAACCGATCGGCTGGCCGCTGGCGGTTGGCGAGCGGGGGCCATTATTTAGCGACGGGTGTGCGCGGACCCATTACCGGCAGGCGTGCTGACCTCATCATTATCGACGACCCCGTCAAGTCGCAGAAGGAAGCAGACAGCGCGCTCGCCCGTGAGCTTACCTGGGATTGGTATCGGTCCGACCTGATCACCCGGCTGCGCCCAGGCGGTCGGGTCGTATTGATAATGACCCGGTGGCACGAGGACGACCTCGGTGGCCGGTTGCTCGCTCAGAATAGTGACGAATGGCGTGTTCTGCGGCTACCAGCACTGGCCGAGGCGGCCGACATGCTGGGCCGGAAGGTCGGTATGGCACTCTGGCCCGAGTGGGAAGACGTCGACGCTCTGGAGCGTAAGCGCTTGTCCATCGGCGAACGTGCCTGGTCTGCACTATTTCAGCAATCACCGCGCCCTATGGAAGGCGGTCTCTTTAAGGTGGAGCATCTGGCCACATTCGATATCGTACCGGAATTTGGCAAAGCTAACCAGGTTCGTGCGTGGGACCTCGCCGCAACCCCCAAGGCAGACGACAACGAACCTGACTGGACTGTCGGTCTCAAGATGCATCGTGACGACCGGGGACGCTTCATAGTTTCCGACGTCGTGCGCCTAAGGGGAACACCCTGGGAGGTCGAGCAGATACTGCTTAATACTGCGCGGAGTGATGGTCCCGATGTACAGGTGGCTCTTCCCCAAGATCCTGGCTCCGCTGGCAAAGTTGCCGCGCAAGCATATATCAGTCTTCTTGCCGGATACAGCGTTACGGTATCGCCTGAAACTTGTTCTAAGGTCTCACGCGCGACGCCAGTCGCTGCGCAATTGGAAGGCGGAAATCTAGCGATCGTCCGCGGTCACTGGAACTTCGCTTTCATCGAAGAACTCCGCGACTTCCCCACTGGACGCAAGGACGATCAAGTGGATGCGCTATCGCGGGCTTTTGGACGACTAACAATGGGCGGTAGACCTGCCCGCAAACTAAATATGAACTTCATCGCCCGCTAGTTAGAGCGACCGATAGCCGCCAAACTTACATCCATCCAGGACACTGTATGTTCGAGACCATCTGCGACCTGATCCCGCGCGATAGCGACTACGCACCTCGGACCCGCGTACTAGACATCCTTAAGCGTGTGCTCGATGGAACCTTCTATGACGTCCTGCCTTATCAGTTCCACGAGGAGCGCGGTGCAGGTGGAGACTACATTCCGATCCGCAACCGCCGACCATCCGTGCGCTACGCGCTATGTCGTGTCGTTGTCGAAGACAGTGTCTCCTTACTGTTTAGCGAAGGACATTTCCCAAGCATTGATAGCAACGATATCGCGGTACGCGACGCTTTCGTAGACATCGTCAAGGAAGCGCGGTTGAACCAGGTGATGACCGAGGCCGCGATCCGCGGTTCTGTCGGCTCTGTTGCGCTATTGCTGCGTGTTCTCCGAGGCCGCATATTCGTCAACGTTCTCGACACGGCGTATCTGACCCCAACGTGGTCTACGGACCAGCCCGACACACTTGCCTCCGTCACGGAGCGCTACAAAGTGGCTGGCGGGGTTCTCGTTGCCGCAGGCTATGATAATCTACCGGATCCAGAGGGAGAGTTTTGGTTCACGCGAAGCTGGAATGCCAGCAGCGAAACCTGGTTCGTCCCGTCACCGGTAGGCTATGAGACCGATCCCGTTATCGACGAATTACGCAGCGTACAACACGACCTCGGATTTGTACCAATCGTCTGGGTACGAAATCTTCCAGGCTTGTCTGCTACCGGAAGCGCGGATGATGGTGCCTGTACGTTCCGAGCCGCTATCGAAACCCAGATCGAGATCGACTATCAACTCAGTCAGGTCGGCCGGGGACTAAAATACAGCAGCGATCCGACGCTCCTCATCAAAGAACCCGCCTCCACTGATCGTGAAATCGTCAAGGGTGCCGGCAATGCGCTGGTCGTAAGCGAGAAAGGCGATGCGCGGATGCTGGAGATCGGGGGCACCGCATCAGCTGCTGTCATTGAATATGTCAGGACGCTACGTGAATTCGCGCTTGAGAGTGTGCATGGCAACCGCGCCAATGCGGATCGCATCTCTGCCGCCCAGTCCGGCAGGGCGCTCGAACTGCTTAACCAGGGTCTGATCTGGCTCGCCGACAATCTCCGCATTAGTTACGGGGAGGGAGCACTGCTTCAACTAGCCCGTATGATCCTCCGCGCAACACAAACTTATCCGTTGACTGTCATGGGCCATCCGGGTCCAGCACTCAATCCTGAGGCGCGCCTGTCGTTGAAATGGCCACGCTGGTACGCGCCAACAGCCGACGATCGCCAGAAGGATGCGCAAACACTTTCGACGTTGGCAGCCGCCGGTCAGATCAGTCGGGAGACCGCAGTCAAGTCCATAGCGGACACCTATGATATTTCCGATGTCTCTGCCGAATTGAACCGCATAGCATCGGACGAGAAGTTGGAGAAAACGATCTGATGTCGACAGCAAGGGAACCAGGTGCCGAAGATGGAAATTCCGAATTAGTGGCCGAACTCCGCGCCCGTGCGGATATGCTCGAGAAGCAAATCACCGAATTGCAAGAACACACAGAGAGCCGTCTGGTCCGTGCGGAACTTAAGGCGGAGGCCGTGCGTGCCGGCATGATCGACCTAGATGGTCTAAGGCTTATCGACCTTCCCCCGCTCAAGCTGAACGACCGGGGCGAGATCGAGGGCGCCGCAGCCATCATGCAGGATCTACGGAAAAACAAGCCATGGCTCTTCGTTGCACAAGGGCAGTCATCCTCCCATCCGGCAAGCCCTCCGTCGGCGCTGCCACCGAAGCAGAAATTGGCAACGGATATGACCGATGCAGAATACCGGATCGCAAGGGCAGCGATTTTGAAGCATCGATCCTGATTACGGAATAATTCAACCAAAACTCTGACCCGAAGGAAAAACACGTATTATGCCGATTCAGAACTTTCCGGCAGCATTGCAGCCCATTATTCAGCAGGGCTTTCTGGAGCGTGAGTTTCAACAGGCTCTTCGCTCACGTTTGGGCTACCGTGCATGTGCCGATCGCGAGGTGATCTCTGTCGGCATCGGTGAAACATTGACAAAGACCCGTGCGGGACTGAAGCCTACCGTGACGACTCCGCTTGCGCCCGCCACCAACACGAACCTTGACAACGGTCTGACGCCGACCAGCTGGGGCGTCGAGCAGTACACACTGTCGATCAATCATTACGCCGCCACCACAGACCTGAATATGGTGACGAGCCGTGTCGGTATCGCAAGCCAGTTTCTTCAGAACGCGTACGTGAATGGCGAACAGGCGGCGCGTAGCCTAGACGAAATTGCTCGCAACGCTCTGTTCGGTTCCTATTTCGGTGGTAATACTCGGGTCCGTTTGACGCTCGCTTCGGCTGGCGTCAATCTTTCTGTCGACGATATTCGCGGGTTCCAGTACGCTTTCGTGAACGGTGTCCAGACGGCCGTTAGCACTACCAACACTCTTACGGTCACGGTTGGAAGCGACGCATATACTCTCGTAGGCACTGCGGCGGACGCGACAAATGTTTCTACTGCTCCCAACGGAATCTCGGGCGTCCTAACTTTCTCCGGCAGCGTGTCGGTAGCTGACGGTACTGCCGGCAACACAGTGACAGCCTCGACGGGTTCGGTCATCGTGCGTCCTTCTCAGCGCGGTAATACGGGTCTGTTGGTGGCCGGTGATACTCTTACCATGAGCTGTCTTCTTGATGCCGTCTCGAAACTACGCATGAACGCGGTGCCAGAAATCGACGGCGTCTACAACTGCTACCTGGATCCTGTCTCTGCGCGACAGCTCTTCGCGGACCCGGACTTTAAGCAGCTTTTCCAAGGGGCCACCTCGGCCAATCAGGTTTTCCGTCAGGGCATGGTTAATGGCTTCCTCGGTTTGCGTTTCATTCCGACCACGGAAGCCTATGTTCAGGCCCATCCTACGCTGGCCGGCCTGATGGTACGTCGGCCTATCGTTTGCGGCCAAGGCGCGCTTATCGAGGGTGACTTTGCCGGTATGGCGGCGGATGACGTCGCCCCTGCCGATTCCATCGTGACTATCGTTGACGACGTCGCAATGGTAACGCGCGAGCCGATCGACCGGTTGCAGCAGATCATTGCGCAGTCCTGGTATTGGATCGGCGGTTTTTGTGCGCCATCGGATACTACGACCAATCCGACGACGATCCCAACCGCTACCAATGCCGCCTTCAAGCGCGCTGTGATGGTAGAGCACATCGGGTGACATTGGCACACCCAGTCACAGCGTTTTCTTCAGGGAAGGCAGATCAACCGTGGCAATTGGCTCAGTCATGCCGTTCCGTCCCACCGGGACGGTTTCGCTGTCGGCGGGAACCACATCGGCGAGCGTAACGCTTGCGGGGGGGGGAGACTCCGTCGTGGTAACAAACCTGGCTTCGTCACTGGCCTATATTCGGTTCGGAGGAGACTCGTCTGTGACGGCATCGGCCGCCGATATGCCGGTGCTTCCGAATGGACGCGTCATGCTGGGGGTCAATTCGCTGATCAGCTATGGAGCAGCAGTGTTGGTGTCGGGCAGCGGGTCGGTCTTGTTCAGCCGTGGTGACGGGTCATACCTCTGATGTCCTTCTTGGATTCAGAAAAGACGGATATCCGCCGATTCTGTGGTTACCCAGCCTATGGCTGCACCCCGGCAGGCTTTCAGAACTGGCGTTTCTACCAGGCCTATGGGCTGCTGGAATTCCGGATGAACAATCTCTCCTCGGCAGAAGAGGCGGTCGTACGGAGGTATCTGGCTAACCTCAATGTCCTGGAGGTGGCTATTCCGATGGCCGCCCAGAATCTGGACACGGAGCAGGCTGCCGTTTGGACACACAACAGCGATGAGGTATCCGATCGGACGGCGCTGTTCGATGATTGGCGCCGGCGGCTTTGTGACTTCTTTGGGCTGCCACCAGGCCCTGGCTTGGCGTCATCCGGTATCACGATCCTGGTCTGAATGTCAGTCGATCGCATCCAAGACCGGATTCGGTGGGGTATGAATGTCGCGGCGCGCAACATCGGCGCCCAGACGGATGCCTACCGTCCGTCGAGCGTGTCGGGGCCAACTGCCACCTGCAATCGCTATCTTCGGTTCAATGCCGCATTTAGCGCCCCTGATAATCGCTTCAACAAGCCGAACGGCTACGGGGCAGCGATATGGCATGGGATCTTCGATGCCGCGTATACGCAGGTTGGCGACTATTTAATCCAAGGATCCGACATCTGGTTCATCGCGGCGCAGCAAAGCCTGCTGCCGGTACTTTGCGTCAAGGCGGAGCGGATCGTCTCGTTTTCGCGCTCCGCCGCACCGTCCAGTGCGGGCGTGAACACGTATAGTGGAGTAACCACCGACACCAATACTCCGCTATTGACGGATTGGCCTGCCAGCATTCTCGGCGTTGGCGGTTCCGGCCTGCCTCATGCCGATTTGCCGTCGGATCAATCGGTACCGTATTGGACGGTGCTCATGCCGGCCTTCGGTGATGTCGTGCTGTTGCCCGCGGACCTTATGCAGGACGATCTTGGCCGCAACGCAACAGTCGCCGCCGCAGAGCTCACTTCGCTTGGCTGGCGCATCACTGTCCAGCAGACGAGTACCTGATGGCAGACCAGTCCGATGTCGAAACTGAGCTCGTTACACTCGTATCGGCAGCATTGTACCCGAACGGCACTAGTGAAAGCAGCGTCCCAGGACCCTTGTGCCGCATCTATCGTGGCTGGCCAAAATCTGCTGCACTAAACGCCGATCTTGCGGCCGGCCGTATTAACGTCACCGTCTTTCCGGCATCCACGGGAGGACGCAATACCACCCGCTATCCCGGCGATTGGGCCACGCTTCCTGTCGAGCCGACATTGACGGCGACTGTGACCGGCACGGTTGTCACTTTCGCCGGAGCCGCTTCGGTTGGCCAGGTCGCGGGCGTCCTGGTGGACGGACGCAGCTATGCTTACCGCACGACCACGACGGACACGCCGGCTTCGGTTGCAGCCAACATCGCGACTTTGGCGCGGCCTGACGGCATCGTAACGCTGGCACAGGCGACGGTTTCCTTCCCAGGTGTTGGCAATCTGCTAGCGCGCGTCGTCGCCGACGCGTCGGGGCTGATGGAAGTCCGGCGACAGGTGCAGAACTTTCGCATTATCTGCTGGTGCCCCACACCAAGCCTGCGGGACCAGACTGCTTCGGCTATCGATGCTTCTCTCGCCGCCATGCGATTCATCGATCTGCCGGATGGAACAGCCGCCAGGCTGGTTTATACGGGCACCGACGTGTTCGACCAATCCCAGGATGCGATCCTATACCGCCGTGACCTGGCTTACTCGGTCGAATACGCGACGACTGCCACGGCGCTCCAGCCCTCGATGCTGTTTGGCGACCTGGATCTGAACGCCGCGAATTTTATCGCATAACTGGAGACATCATGGACATGCATCTGGTCGTGGTGAAGCCGTTTTCCGGCTTCGCCAGGGGTGACGTCGTCACCGACAAAGCGCAGATCGCCGAAATCTTGCGAAGCGAGCAGGCGGCCCACGTGGTTCGGGTGAACACACCGTTGCAGAAGGAGGGGTGAGACATGCCCATCGTCCAGCAGGGCAGCATCAATACGACGGCCCTCGTCGTCCCCGATCTGTATGTGCAGATCGTCCCGCCCCAGAACTTGGTTCTCAATGGTGTTCCGACCAATGTCGTCGGCGTTGTTGGCACTGCCTCGTGGGGCCCGATTGGGCAGCCCGTCATTATCGCCACGATGTCCGACTATGCCCAGACATTCGGCCCTATCGTGGCGCGCAAGTACGACATGGGAACCCAGGTCGCCACAGCGGTTCAGCAAGGCGCGCAAAACTTCCGATGCGTCCGCGTCACGGATGGCACTGATACTGCGGCGCAGGCTGCTGTTGCCGCAACCACGTTCATCTTTACCGGCCTCTATACAGGCTCCCTCGGCAACCAAATCGTGCTGACACTGGGCACCGGCTCCCAGGCCGGCACATGGCGCCTAACCGTCGCAATGCCAGGACTTGCACCGGAGGTCTACGACAATGTCGGCGGGACAGGAGCTGCCTTCTGGACCGCGCTGGCTGCCGCCGTCAACCAGGGGCAGGGGCTGATGAGGGGCCCGTCGCAACTTGTTATTGCCAGTGCCAACGGTACAACCGCGGCGCCCGCAGCTTTCGTCCTGCAGCTCAACTCCGGCACAGCTGGCACGGACGGTGCGACTACTATCAGCGCCGCAACCTTGGTCGGCTCCGACATCCTTCCGCGTCACGGTATGTACGCGCTCCGTGGCCAAGGTTGTGGCCTCGCCATGCTGGCTGACGCCGACGACCCGTCCCAGTATACGACGCAGGCTGGCTTTGGTCTTCAGGAAGGCATCTACATGATGCTGACCGGGCCCGCTGGTGATACTATCACAAATGCCGTCGCCATGAAGCAAGAGGTTGGACTCGACTCCTATGCCGCAAAGCTCATGTTCGGTGATTGGCTGTGGTGGTCCGACCAAGTCAATGGTGCGATCCGGCTAGTTTCGCCGCAGGGTTTCGTCGCCGGGCGTCTTGCGAACCTCTCTCCCGAACAGTCAAGTCTGAACAAGCAGCTCTACGGTGTGATCGGTAGTCAAAAATCCGGGCTGCCTGGATCGGGCCAGACGACCGGCTACTCCTCGGCTGATCTGTCCGCGCTGTTGAGCGCCGGCATCGACGTGATTGCCAATCCGCAGCCGGGTGGCAGTTATTGGGGTGTTCGTGGCGGCCATAACTCTTCCTCGAATGTGGCGATCGACGGCGATAACTACACGCGCCTGACCAACTATATTGCGGCAACACTGGCTGCTGGCATGGGACAGTTTGTCGGGCAGGTGATAAACGCCAATCTCTTCCAGCAGATACGCGCGACTCAACTCAGCTTTCTACAGAATATGCTCAGCCAAGGCCTGCTGGGGAGCACCGATGGCAGCCAGCCTTTCAGCGTAGTGTGCGACACCTCGAACAATCCTGCATCACGTACCGGCCTTGGCTATGTGCAGTCCGACGCGCAGGTCCAATACCAAGCGATCAACGAAAAATTCATCGTCAACATCGAAGGCGGCCAGACCGTTCAGGTTTCGGTTCAGACGCTGCCTGGCGGACAAACGACCTAAGGGATCGCAACAATGGCACTCAATAATTTTTCTGTCGGTCGCGACACCCAGCTCGTCGTCATCGGCCCTTCCGGCCGAGTCGACCTATCCCACGTCACGGGCTTCGAAGCCCGTCAGGTCACACAGTCCGTACGTGTCGACCGGCTGGACGGTAAGCAGATGGGAACAGAACTACCAAAGGGGTGGGAAGGAAGCTTCGACATCGAACGCGGTAATTCTGTGGCCGACGATTTTATCGCTTCCGCAGAGCAGGCCTACTATGGTGGTAGCATGGCCACACTTGCAACGATGTATCAATATATCACCGAGACTGATGGATCGACTTCAACATACCAATACGATAGCGTCACTTTCAAGTTGTCTAGCGCCGGTCAGTGGAAGGGAGACTCCAGCGTGAAGCAGAAGCTTGACTTCTTCGCATCGCGCCGCATGCGTATCTGACGAGAGACAGGCGATGGAGCCGACTTCAGGCATCACGGTTGCCGCCAGGAGCGAACAGGTCGTCGTGACAAGCGCCGGGTGCCGCTTGACGGTGCGGCGGCTGAATGCGCTCGACAAGCTGCGTCTTTTCAAAGCTGCCGGCCCTCTGCTTGCACATAACGAACCATGGCTTGGGATGGCGCTTCTCGCTTCTTCCGTTGTCGCCATTGATGGCGTGCCCGTGCCGTTGCCGACAACCGAAGGCCATATCGAGGCCATGGTAGCTCGACTCGGCGATGCAGGGATCGCGGCAGTCGCGGATGCCTTGCGTCCCGACATGGCACCGACATCAGCCGAAACGGCGGCCAGCGCGGGAAACTGAGTAGGCACCCCGATCTGATCGATTGTCTGTTCCTGGTCAGGAACGGGGTGCCGTTCGACGTCGCGTTCAATCTTCCCGATGACGAACGACTTGCCTATGTCGTCGTTCTGGGAACGCTTTCGGGGCATGTATTTGATTGGCAGACGATGCGCTGGAAGGATCAGCCATGACGCTTGTGCGTGGACTGCGTCAGGCGAAACATCAGCTCGCTATAGTCGATATCCCGGCAGTAGCCACCTGCGCACTAGAGGCAGCGGCGCAAGACCTGGAAGCAAAAGTAAGGGATTTGCTGTCGCAGACGCCCGGACAGGATCATAGCGTGCCGTGGCTGCGGACAGGCACCCTGCGGGCATCAATCGGCCATAACACAGACGGCAATGTTGCAGTTGTCGGATCGACGAGCGACATTGCGGTGGATCAGGAACTCGGAACTCGTACGAATTCGCCTCGTTCGTTTTTGGCGGCAACTGCATCTGCTGAAGCCGATGGGGTCATTGCCCTGATTGTGAACGCTCTTGCCCAGAGTCTGGCGGATCGCACATGATTGATGCCTATACAATCGGCATCACGCTGGCGCTCGAAGATGGCGTGTCTGATGGCATTCTTGCAATTCGACGGGATCTCGAAGCGCTGGATAGCGCGGTTGCCGAAAGTGCAGGTCGGCTTATGGTACTGCGCAATATGGCCCGCGACCTTAATGTCCCGGTTCTTACCTTCCGGCCCGCAATCCAAGCGGCGACTGCTTCTCCTGCCGTGCCGCACCAGCAGAGGGGGACGCCGATAGTTCCGGTTGAGGCGCGTGTTTCGGATTTTCCGGGCAATGCGCAAAGCGAAGGGGAACAAGCACCGGTCGTTATTGAACGTGTGACGTCGGTAGCGGCAGAGCATCCCGCCGCGCCTGTCTCTGCCAACAACCAGGATAAGCAAGCGGTCGTCGTGCCGACCCCGGCGGCTCCCACAATGGTCCCGCCCGCGACAGCAACTCCAGCCATCGTGGTCCAGCCTGACCCTCCACCGCCCGCATCAATGGCGCCCGTTCGCTTGCCTGCGCCGGCTACTACTCCTACCGAACCTGTCCGCCCGCTCGACTTCCCGACACTGGGACGTTCCGTATTGCCTGCAGCCAAGATGCTGGCCCCGACACCCCAACCGCACCTTTACGGAGCGGAGCGGCCCGCGCCTGAACCGGCAGCGCTGCCACCGCTTCCTGTACCCGTGCCACTTCCCTTCGCGCAAAGCCAGCCGATTGTAACGGCGCGTTGGCCAGCTGCCGCTACAGCCAAACAGGATCCTTTCGCCGGGGTCCCGCAAGCCAGCTCCCGCGCGCCGGAAACTCAATACCACGCAGCTCCGCCCGCGTTAGCCGCACCTCCGGTATCCCAGCCCGATATTAAACTTTCCGCTGACACCCGCCGACAAGCCGCTGCCCCTGTGGTGGCGCCCGATAGACCTCAGTCCATGCGGGTGGAACGGCAGCCAGAAACGAGACAGTCGCCAGCCAATTCAGCTGATGTTGACACTAGCTCCCAGCAGACCAACAGGCCAATGTACGCCGAGCTTCATCTCGATGGCGCTGCGCTTGGCCGATGGACCCTCCGGCATCTGGAGCGAGAGATCACACGGCCGCAAGCGGGAGCGACGGGATTCGATCCACGCATGACACCAAGCTGGCCCGGCGCGCCAATCGGAAATTGA